AACCTTCAAACTTGCTCAATCAGTAGAGCCAGTGAGAGGTGCAAGAATTGCGGCCGCAGTGGTTCGTAAAGGAAAGGTTGTGTCTTTTGGTTATAATCATAAAAAGTCACATCCTTTCCAAGCTAAGTTTTGTAAGAACAATCATGCAGTATTTTTTCACGCTGAAGTTCATGCTATAAAGAATGCTCTAAATAGTGTTAATGTAGATGATTTATCAAAGTGTGATTTATATATTGTAAGAGCAAAACGAAATAAAGAAAACAAAAAATGGCTCACTGGTTTATCAAAACCATGCAGTGGTTGCCAAAAGTGTATTGACTTATTTGATTTAAATAGTGTATACTATTCTAAAGAAGGAGAAATTTAGTGAGAGTTGAAGTGCGTAATAATAATGTTGATGGGGCATTGCGTGTCCTAAAGAAGAAACTACAACAAGATGGTTTGTTCAATGAGATGAGGAACAGAGAAGCCCATGAGAGTAAGGGTGAAAAGGGTCGAAGGAAGAAAGCTTCTGGTCGGCAACGATGGCTTAAAGAACAAGCGAAAAGGTTAGAAGAGCATGGTTTCTGAAGATACTGAAGAGAAGAAAACTAGGACAGCAGAGATTGAACTAGAGACGCACGAAATTGCCACTAAAACGACTACTCCATTACATACCACCGATTGGTATATCAAGTGGGTTGCATCTGTTATTCTCATGGTAGGAATGATTCTTGCTTCAAACAATCTATATCCTTGGAATATTCTTGTTCAATGTATAGGAATTTGTGGTTGGTTAGTTGTTGCATTGATGTGGAATGACCGCTCTTTAATTATTGTCAATGCAGTTGGGTTGGCTATTCTTATGAATGGTCTGATTGGTTACTGGTTAAAATTGGGATAAATAGTATAATGGCTAGAAAGATTAAATCAAAGACTGATAACAAAGGTTGGACTGATCCTTCAAAGAAGAAGGTTCGTAAGAAACGTAAACCTATGACAGATGAGCAGAAGGTGGCTGCGTCAGAGCGTCTTGAGAAAGCCCGTGCTGCCCGTGCTGCTAAGAACCCTGACTATGGTATGACGGGCATTCATGAGAGTTTGCGTGATCTACCAGATGATTATCCAATAACTCCAAAGAAGGTAAAGGTTTGGATTAAGACACAAAAAGAACTCGTATCTATGGAACGTAAGAATGAGAAGGCAGATGTGAAAGGTGCAACTGCTCGTAAAGCATCTCACGAAGCATATGTTCGTAACTTGCTAAAATATCTAAAGGATGGTGATTATGTGGATACGTTTTATGGAGAACATCAAGATAAAATAATATCCAATAGATGTTTAGCTCAAGCTTACTATTGGGAAGGACCGAAAAAGGGAGAACCAAAGTTTGATGTTGGTACATATTATCCACTGTTAGGGACAGTTTACACTCAAGAAATGTTTAACGAAGATAGAGGTATCAGTGATGAAGAAAGACCAGAAGGAAAACCTAAGCGCACAAAACGTAATAAAGGGACCGTGGAAACTAAAAGGAAAAAAGGAAGTCGTAGTTCCTGACCTTGATGTTATTGCTCTGCAAGAAAATATTATGTTTGCTGATGATTTGACAGAATCTTGTTTGGTGCAGATGATACATACTATGGGAGAGAACGGCGTTGAAATCGGTGACAAAGAGTTCGTTAGAGATATCGGATTTGTTATCGAGGCAGTCAAAAGCACAATTTACCGTGATATGGGATTAGTGCATCCTATGAGTAGAGTTATGGAGATGCTAACAAAAATTAATGTTGATGAGAAGAACAGCATGAACAGTCAGGTTGATTTGGACTTGCTTGAAAAAGTTCAGATTGTTGAACTTGATACAGACGAAGAACCAGAACCAGCGTGAGGCTACAATGAAAACTGAATTCTATGAGCCATTCAGTCCCATTATAATGGAAACAAAAGTCCCAACAAAATTTGTTAATATTATGAATGTAATTGGTGACTCTGTTTTATCAGATGATGAAAAGAGCGTGAAGTGGGACCATTCATCTAATCTAGTTGGAAAGGTTCACAAAGAAATAAGGATTCCTGCTCCAAAAAATGAGGACAAGGATTTTTTATTCAAAACTATGAAGCAGGGATGCGTAGATTATTTAAATTATGTGATTAAAAAAGGTAGAGCGAGAAGCTGGAATTCAATTACTAAAAATGAAAAAATAAAAACCCCAACTGTTAAGAATATTCATTTGAGAGAAAGTTGGATTGTTAGTCAATATGCAGGGGATTATAATCCACACCATTTTCATAGTGGTAATTTTTCTGCTGTAATATACCTTAAAGTTCCAGAAGGAATGGAAGAGGAATGGAAAGAAGATTTTGCTGACCATTACCCGTGTAATGGGCTGATAGAATTTACTTATGCAGAAGTTCAAGATATGAAATCAGAAGCAATTAAATTTAAACCAGAGGAGGGAAAGTTTTTAATTTTCCCTTCATACTTGAGACATTTTGTATATCCTTTTAGATGTAAGGGTGAAAGAAGAAGCATGAGTTTTAATGCTGATATGAGGTTATAATGATTTTAGTTGATATGAACCAGATTAGTCTGGCAAGCGTGATGATGCACTTAAATATAACTAAGCGTGATAGTGTTGACACAGGTATGGTGCGCCACATGATACTTAACTCTCTTCGCATGTATCGTCAAAGTTACTTTAAAGAATATGGTGAATTAGTGATATGCTATGATTCTAAACACTATTGGAGGAGAGACTACTATCCAGAATATAAAGCTAATAGAAAGAAAACTAGGAACAATTCTGGTCACGATTGGGATGATATTTTTGAGTGTTTAAATACTATCAAACAAGAACTTAAAGATAGTTTTCCTTATAAGGTTCTTGAGGTATATGGTGCAGAGGCTGACGATATCATTGCTGTGTTATGTAATGAATTAGAGTTTGACAATAGTAAGACCTTGATCCTGTCTGGAGATAAGGATTTTATTCAGCTACACAAAATCAAAAATGTGAAACAGTACAGTCCTATCACAAAGAAATATATTAATGGTGAAGACCCAAAGGAATATTTATATCAACATATATTGAAAGGTGATTCAAGTGATGGTGTCCCAAATGTACTGTCTCCTGATAATACATTTGTTGATGGATTACGACAGAAACCTTTGAGTAAGAAAAAGATTGTTGAATGGGCAGGACCAATGTGCGAACAATTTTTACCAAATGATGAGATTAAAAGAAACTACCAAAGGAATAAGAAATTAATTGATCTAACACAATCACCAGAAGAACTATCTTTAGAGTGTATAAACACATACAAGGATGCTCCAAATGGTGATCGTAAGAAACTACTAAATTACTTTATAAAGAACAGATTGAACGAGCTAATGGAAAACATAGGAGATTTCTAATTATGGCATATACACCACTCTTTTCCGAGATTTTAGAGAAAATCGGAAAGTTGAAAACTAAGAAACAGAAAATTGATTACTTGAGGGAACAAAACACTCCAGCACTTCGTATGGTGATGAAGTCATCTTTTGATCCAAAAATTAATTGGCAGTTGCCTGACGGTGAGGTTCCTTATGAACCAAATGAAGCTCCAGAAGGAACAGAACATACAGTTCTTGCACATGAGTCCAAGAAGTTGTATAATTTTATTCAAGGAGGTAATAATACATTGCCTCAGAATAGGCGGGAGATGATGTTCGTCCAGCTGCTAGAAGGACTTCATAAAGATGAAGCAGAAGTCGTTATTGCTGCAAAGGATAAGATTCTTCATAAGGTCTATAAAGGATTATCTGCTTCTGTGGTAAAGGAAGCTTTTAGTTGGGATGATAACTATATGATCATTGAGAATAACCCACAAAACACAAATGAATATAAAGAATATGCAAACAGAGCAAACGTCTGAACTTGAGTTTTTAGAAAATCTTGCATTTAATCTTTTTAAAAAGGAAGATTTTGAAAATTCAAAATTGTGTTACATAAGACAAATTGAAAATGATCCAGAGAATGGAAAGGCTTTTTATAATTTAGGAATCGTCTTACATGATCTGGGTCAATTTCATGAATCTCTTATGTGTTATGAAAAAGCCAAAGAACTTGGGTATAACCCAGCCAAAGTTAATTTGACTACTGGAATGCATTTTCTCAAACAAGGTGATTTTGAGAAAGGATTTGACTACATTGATTTGAAGTCAGATGGCGCATGGAGACTTGGTAAAAATTTTATGTTTAACAGTCGGAGATTATCTCACATAGATTTGTGGGAAGGTCAAAGTTTGGAAAACAAAACCATATTTGTCTACAGTGAGCAGGGTTTTGGGGATAATATACAATTTAGTAGATATTTGCTTGAATTGTCTAGGTTGGGTGGTAAGGTTATATTTTCATGCTATAGTGCGTTATATGATATTTTTGTTAACAGCCCAATCTTTAGTTCAATTGAGATACAGAGGAATAATGTTCATCCTTCACCCGATGTTGACTATAAAGTTCCTCTAATGAGTATTCCTCGACTACTGAAATCTACCTTTGGTGAAATACCTTTTTCGGGTGGATATTTGGAGAGGACTCAGTGTAAGGATTGGGGCATTCCCACTGATACAATTAATGTTGCGATTGCCTGGGAAGCAACAAAACAAGACACTAGGCGGACCATACCACTTGATCTCGTTGAAACAATATGCGATTGTCCCAATATCAACTTTATCAACATACAGAAGGATTCGACACACACCATTGATGGTGTTAGGAATCTAGGTGATAAGATACATAATTTCTCTGATACCGTAGATATATTGTCACAAGTTGACCTCCTAGTGTCCACTGACACGGCTATGGTGCATGTGGCCGGTGCTCTAGGGGTTCCTGTGTATCTTCTATTGCACCATTCTGCTGATTGGAGATGGTTCACCAGAGATATGGATTACAGTCCTTGGTACGAATCAGTGTCTATTTTTAGACAGAAAACACCCCAAAATTGGACATATCCAATAAATCAAGCTAAAAATAATTTACAAATCCTTTTGAATCAATAACTTACAGGTTACATTTTCTCTTGACAATATCCCTTATATGTCGTATTATATGTATAGTGATGATGAACAAGGAAATAACGATGATTGGTATCGAAGTTACAGGTGGTGTCGAGAAAGACCGGGAACTGGCCGAGGAGATTGTCTGGTGGTGCATGGATATGTTGATGCCCCGTCATCGTGTTTTGGATATTACTGTCGAACTCACCGAGACATATGAACAGGGTGCCACAGGGTTCTGTTATCAGGGAGATGATAACCGTGATTTCTTCATTGATATTGACCATCGTTTGAGCCGTGCAGTTGGCAGAGAAGAGTTCATTGAGTGCGTTATGCATGAGATGGTTCATGTTTGGCAGGGTGCGAGCGGCCGCATGAAGGATCGTTTTGTAGGTGGTTACAAAAAGTTCTGGAAGTGCAAAGATGGCAAATATCGCAATTATTCTAATACTACATATGAGAAACAGCCTTGGGAAGTTGAGGCTTACAAGATGCAAGGTCCGTTGACTAAAACTTTTATGAAGGAATATGGTTATGTCTAAAATGGGAAACTATATAATGGATATCGAAGAGTTCTGTGATGGATACTTTTTCGGTGATGATGAGATCGACATTGATGAGATCGCTCTAGCTGCTGACAAAACTTTTCGGTCAACCATGGCGGGTGACTATGCTCGGCAATATCTCGAAACACAACTGGGAGAAATGTAATTACAGCATTAGATGAAATTATAGCTATTGGTTTGATGTTTGTCGGTGTTACCGCAGATATTGTCCCAAACGAAAAATCAATAGTTGATAATAGTCGGCATGTTGAATGTCTTGCAATGAATATATATCATGAAGCAAGAGATCAAGGCACGGCAGGAAAGCTTGCTGTGTCTGCTGTTGTTATGAACAGGGTGAATGACAAAAGATTTCCAAACACTGTGTGTGGGGTAGTCCTTCAAGCACAAATGAAAAAGTCATGGAAAACTGGATTGCCTGTTCCTATTAGAAACAAGTGCCAGTTCAGTTGGTATTGTGATGGTAAACCAGATGATGTAAAAGATGAAGAATCTTACAAAAAGATACTTGACTTTGCTCGCTTAATGATGCATAATGATATTAAGTTCATTGATATAACTGATGGTGCTACACACTACCATGCTGATTATGTCAAACCATCTTGGGCAAGAACCAAGACGAGAACAACAGAAATTGGCGACCATATTTTTTATCGCTGGGAGAAAAAATGAGTAATGGATACACACAGCGACAATGGGACAGGACTGTGGGCTGGGGTAAGGTTCCCCAAGAATATACTAAAATGGAACAAAAAATGACATTTGATGAATACCAAGAGTTTGCGAAAACCACTGCAATCTATCCAGACAATGCCAAGGTAGTGTATCCAACACTAGGGTTGTCTGGTGAGGCTGGTGAGGTCGCAGAGAAGGTGAAGAAGAATATCCGAAAGAGCAAGTTTGGTTCTTTCGAGTTCTATGGTAATGAACTTGATGACATTGCCAAGGAGCTTGGTGATGTTCTGTGGTATGT